GCCGACGGTGATTACCTGCGACGCGCCGATCTGCGCCGCCGTGAACGTGCCGAAATTCCCGCCTCCGCCTCCGCCTCCGCCCCCGCCCGAGGCGGCCGTGCCGGAAGCGACGCGGGCGCCGCCGCCTCCCCCGCCGCCGCCGGCGACGAGATAGACGTCGCACTTCGTCATGCCGGGCGAGGGGACGTAGGTTCCGCTCGACGAAAACGCGACGATGTTGATGCGGCTCGCCGCGTTTGCGTATTGCGTGAGCATCAGTACACGCCCGTCACTTTGAGATAGACGACCTCGCCGCTGGCGGGCGTGTAGGCGTTGCCGAGCACGATGGCGGCGTAGACGTTTCCGCCCGAATCCGTCTGCCCCTGCAGGCCCGGCACGCCGAGCGTGTAGCCGTAGGCCGCCGTTCCCGATTGCGCGAGCGTGCCGTTGAGCACGCCGAGAATGCCGATCAGCGCATTGCCCGCCGCCGCGAGCGCCTGCGCCGTCGCCGCGAAAGTCGAGGCGTCGTTGAAGCCACCGCCCGAGGGCGAAGCAGAGGAGAAAAGATAGACCGCAAACTGTCCTTTGGTTGACGCCGCGCCGTTCGACGAAACAAGCGTCACGTCGTTGATCGTGAAGCGCTGCGAATTGCCGATTCCGAGCGGGAAGGTCGGGAACGCGGTCAAGCCCGAGGTCGCGGTCGAAAGCACCTGGCCCGCCGCATAGGCCGTCGTGTTGGCGGGCCGCGTGACCGAGAGGATCGCCTCGAACGGCCTCTGCCCGACGATGGCGCCGATGGCGTTGGACCCCGCGGGCAGCGAACCGGAAATGCCGAAGCTCGTGTTGCCGATCGAGCCGCCCGCCTGGAAGGGCGAGCCGAGCGCCGTGAGAATGGACGCCTGCGCGCTCGCCGTGGCGGCGCCATTGAGCGTGCCGAGATTGGCCGTGACGGTTCCGCTGACCGTGGCCGTGCCCGCGATCGACACGCTCCACGAGCCGCTTTGCGCGGCCGCGACGCTGTCGCCGGAGCTGGACAGCGACCAGGTGCGCCCCATCGTCCAGGCGCCGCTTTGCGACGTGGGAATGGCGGTTTGGTCGCTCGCGATGACGACCGGCACGCTGTTCGCCATGACGGCCTGGCCGGGCGCGAGATCGCCGCCGTCGGCGTCGACGGCGCCGAGCACGAGCTTGACGCGCTGCATGTGGCGCGAGGTGTTGGGCGACACTTCGGTGTCGACGTTCAGCCCCGTGCCGGGAAGAGTGATGCCATCGGTCATGTCGGCCTCAGTTCGGCGCGTTGGCGGCGATATGCGCGTAGGGCGTCAGGATCGCGCCCGACGCCGTCGTGACCGACATGCTCACGCGATAGACGACGCCCGGAACGAAGGCCGTTCCGACGAATTGCGTGACGACGGTTCCCGACAAGGCCGGCGGCCCGTAGGCCAGCGCCGCCGCGTTGGGGTCCGCGCCGAAATAGGCGGCGACGCTGACGGTCGGCGTTCCCGTGATCGTGTCGTTCGCCGGCAGTTGCGCCGCGAGATCGATCGACAGCGGCACGCGCTCGCCGGAATCGACGTCCGACCAGTCGCCGACGAATGGCATGGTCAGGGCCTCCAAGGTGTAGACGCGGGGCGCCGCGGCGATGGAGAAAAACCGGCTCGGCGCGCGCAAAAGCCAATTGGCGGCGATGCTCGGCCGAATGCCGCCGGCGAAGAGGAGCGTGAGCACGTCACGAGGTCGGCGGCGTCACGACTTCCGCCAGCACGGAAACGCGCACCGTGCCGCCGGTGAAGCTCGCGCCGCCGCCGACCGCGGCGAGCGCGAGCGTCGTCGTGCCGTTGTAATAGGGTCCGGGCGACGCCTGGCCGCTGGTCGAAGACCCCGCCGAGACGCCGACCCCCGAGGCCCAGTGGCCGTTGCCGTTCTGGCTGTCGTTGACGGTGATCGACGTGCAGCCGGTGACGGCGGTGACGACGCGCAGCGCGACCGCGTGAATCAGCACGGTCGCGCCCAGCGGAATGTTCGTCGTCGCGCCGGAGCAAGTGATGAGCTGCTCGATCCATTGCAGCGCCATCGTCGCGCCGTGCGGACTGGGCGCGACCGGAACTTCGGACAGCTTGGCCGCCGCGAAGCCGCCCGCCGTCGCGCCGTCGCCGACGATCGCGCGGTTGTTGGTCGTGTCGACGACGATCTCGCCCTGCGCGGGCGTGAACGCGGCGATGTTCGTCGCCGTGTCGCGACGATGTTTGACCTGGACGGACATTGAACCCCTTCGTTATGATGAGGGCGCGCGCGATTGGCGGAATTGGTAGACGCTGAAGGTCGCCGGTGAGGCGGCGAAGCCGGAGTAAGCGGCGGTCAAACGCCGCTTTCGAGGACCGGCGTAATGCGAGTTCGAATCTCGCACCGCGTCGTCAGCTCGTGACGTTGCCGAGATCGACGCTCGCGGTCGCGGCGCTGGACGAACCCCAGTCGTCGCTTTCCGTGACAGCAGCGCTCGCCAGCCCGAAATCCAACGACGTGCCGACCTGGAGCGCCGCGGTGACGGGGCCGATCGTTCCCGCGCCGGTCGGCGTGTAAGTGTAAACCGTGCAGGTCGAGAGATCCTGCAGGCCGGCGCCAAAGCTGTTGAACGACTGGAACTTGAAATAGAGCGGCACGCCGATCCAGGTCGAGGGCAGATCATAGGCGACCTGCGCGCCGTCGAGCCGGGCGAAAGGCGCGCCGCCCGCATGCGCCGCGCCGAGCGTGCCGGCGAAAGCGCGCTCCAGGCCGGTCAGCGCGTAAGCGTAGGACCCCGTCAGCGTCGCGCTTTCGTAGGCGAGCAGCTCGCCGTCGACCAGGCTCAGCGTCGCGCCGGCCTGCGCGCTCGCCGCGCTCGTGCCGGTCAGCAAGCCGCCGCTTTCGCTGAGGCTCACGGCAAGCGTGTCGGTCGTATCCCATCCGCTGGCGGCGGCGAGGCTCGCGGTCAGCACGCCCTGGCGCAAAGGCTGCGTGATCGTGCCGATCTGCGAATAGGTCACGTTGTCGACGCTCGCCCAGACATAGGCGCCGCCCCAATTCGTGCCCGGCGCGCCGGACGCGCCGACCCAGAGCTGCGCGACCTCGTTGGTCAGCGCCGGCGGCGGCTCGTAGATCAGCGGCGTGTTGATCGCCGTCGCGACGGCGCCCTGGTTGATCACCAGCGCCACCACGCCGTTCGAGGGATTGACGCCGGGCGTCGAGACGCCGAGCACCAGCTCCTCCGCCGTCACGGCGATCAGGCCCTTGTCGTCCTCCTCCAGCGTGACGATGCGCACCGGATAGGCGGAGAGCCCGAGATTGGCGTCGGTGATCTCGACGATGTCCATGGGATCGAGCAGGCAGTATTCCCAGGACAATTTGAACGTGTAATGCGTGCGGACATAGAGGCCGCGCTGCAGGATGGTCTGCGCGACGATCGGGCCGATGACGATCTCGTCGCAAATCTCATGCGCCTGGATCGTCGAGCCGACGCGCGCGCCGTAGAGTTCGATCTGGCTCTGGTCGCGCGCCTCGACCGGCGTCGAGCCATATTGATTGGAGCGCGACAGGCATTCGATGCGCTGGATCGTCGGCAGCGAAAACGGGTCGGCGCGCTGCGCCTGCACAGGGTCCTTGTTGCCTTTCTCGTCGACGAAGTCGAGATCGGTCAGCGCATAGGCCGCCGTGAGGTTCGGCACGTAGCTGGTCGGCTGGTTGACCGTCGCCGTGATGACGATCGGCGAGCCCTGGTCGCCGGTGTGGAACAGATAGGTCCCGGCCGGACTGACGCCATAATGGCCGGCCGAGGTCGGCGCGGCCGCCCCGACATAGGTCAAAGCCGTCCCGGTGAAGGCGTAGACCACGCCGCCGTCGCTGACGAAATTCGCCGCGGTCGAGAGGGCGACGGCCGGCGCGGGATAGGTCCCGTTGGAGAGCTGCGCCGGGATCGGCACGGGCGTCGTGATGACCTTCGTGACATTGCCGCTCGCGATGGCGATGTCGCCATAGGGGATGAACCGCAGCAGGCCGCCCGACCAGACCGCCGCGCAATTGCAGATTTGCAACCAGCGCGTGAGGATCGACGAGGCCTGTTCGGCGCTCGACAGCAGCGGCGAGAACGCGATGCCCTGCGCCTTGCAATAGGTCTGCAGCGAGGCGTCGCCGCCGGAGCCGTAGAGCGTCGTCAGGTCGATCGAGGCCGGGTTGAAGCCCGCGCCATATTGCGCGTTGGTCAGGAAATCGTAGATGACCTGCGCCGGATCGCAATCGACGCCATTGACGCCGGTGCCGGCGAGAATGCCGACGATCTCGAAATTGTGGTTGCCGACGTCGGCCGAGGAGCCGAGCTGATAATTGGCCGCGCAAACATAGGCCGTGCCCTGATAGGCGAGCGCCTCGTTGGGATAGGTCGTGGCCAGATAGGACCAGGTCGTCTGCGGCGTGGTGCCGTCGAACAGGGTCAGGCCGAGATTGGCGAGCGTATAGGTCGATTGATCGCGCCAGACATAGCCGATATTGCTGATCGGCCCTTCGCAAAGCGCCATGATGATGTCGGCGGAATAACTGTAGCCGGTCGTCGGCGAGGAAAACAGGCCGCCCTTGCCGCCGGATTTCTGGGAGGTGGTGCGGAAGTTGCTGTAGAAAATGACGTTGGGCGCCAGCTTGGTCTGACCATAGGCGATCGGCACGGGCAGCGTCGAGGTCGCCGTCTGCAATTGCAGGCCGGTGTAATCCGGCTTGGTCGAGGCGGGGCGTCCGAACAGCGCGGCCATGCGTCAGGACCAGTAGGAGAAGAACTTGCGCGTGCGGCGCGCGAGTTCGGGATGGCCATCGAGCCGCTCCTCGACCACGCAGCCCGCCGGCGCATAGGCGTGCACGAGCGAAAGCGGCGCGGTCGCGCTGACGATGCCGCCATGCGCGAAGCACCGCCCGACGCGGAACAGCGCGACGTCGCCGGGCTCGGGCCGCTCAACTTCGCGCGCGCGCGCCAGCAGAAAGCCGAGATAGCGCTCGTCGTCGCGGTGAAGCATCCAGTCCTTCACGTAGGGGCGCGGGTCGAACGGCTCGACGAGGCCGAGATCGACGAAGACGCGCACCAAAATCATCGCGCAATCGACGCCGACGCCCTTGAGGTCGGCGGCGTGATGATAGGGCGTGCCGAGCCAGGACCGGGCGGCGGCGACGACAACGGCGCGGTCAAGATTTTTGTCAAGTTCCGCAGCCATTTCAGTAGGCTATCTGGGGTGGGGGTACAAACGGATAGCCCCTGAAATTGCTGAGGTTTGAGAAACGCGACTGGCACGTCCCGCGCGTGTGGTCGCAGCCGAAGGCGACGGTGAAGGCGTCGCCGGCCGAGGGCGCGAAGGGGAGCGGATACATCAGCGACAGCGAGGTCCCGGCGACGACGCTCTTGACCGTCGCGCGCACATTGGCGTTGGCGCCGGACGTGAAAACAACCGAACCTTGCGCGTGGCCAGGCGCGGCGACGCCGGTGTTGATGAGGCTCGCCGTCGAGCCCGAGCCGACCGTCCCGCTCACGCTATAGGTTCCGCGAATGACGCCGCAGCCGCTGTCGTACAAGGTATGCACGCAGGTCGGCGAATAGAGATTGCGCGGCATGTCGTAGTCGAGGATCACGAGATCGCTGGCGACCGTGAGCTGCGCCGACGTGCGCCCGACCTGATCGACCGTCGAGACGCGGCCGTGAAACAGCGTCACGCCGCCGATCACGGCGCCGCCGGACAGAAACACGCGGTCGCGCTGCACCGTCGCCCCGTCGAACGCGCCGTCGCGGATCGCCTGAAGCGCCGGCGCGCCCGAGATGAGATCGGCCGGCCGCGCGGCGATGGTGATCTGCTGTTTGTCGACCTCCAGCCCGACGCTCGCCTTGTATTTGAGACCCTGCACGAGCGGCCCCGAGGCCGAGAATGTCGCGCCGTTATAGGTGACGGGCGCGTCGAGGTTGGTCCAGGTCAGCACCGTGCCGGTCGACAGCGTGAAGGTGAAGCATTCGGCGTAAGCGAACGGCGCGTCGACGCCCGCGCGCGCGGCGGCGATGGCGGCGAGGACGGCGGAAGTCGTCTGTTTCAAGGCAGTAGGCAGTAGGCAGTAGGCAGTAGGAACGAACGCATGTTTTGCTCTTCCGTATTTTCGTAGGACAAAAAACCGCAGGCGCTTTACTGCCTACTGCCTACTGCCTACTGCCCCCGCAAGCTCCTGAACTTCACGCTGTCCGCCTTCCACAAATTCGACATGAACTGCTCGAAGTCGAGATCGTCGCCGTCGAACCGGCAGAGGAAGCCGAAAAAGCCCGTCCAGGTGAGCGCGTGGCCGGCGGCCGGCGCGGTCGTGAAGGTGACGAGCCCGTTGGAGATCGAATAGTTGGACGACGACACCGTCGAGCCGTTGTCCTCGATGACGGGCGCGACCGCCGAGGCGGACTGGCCGCCGGGGAAATACAGCGTCGTCGTCGTCATGACCGGCTGCGTCACGGCTTCCGCGAATCCGCCGAGCGCGCGGACGAGCTGGAATGCCGTCGTGGTTCCGTCGCCGGTTCCGAACGCCTGCGCGCTGACGGCATAATCCGTGGGATCGTAGAACAGGAACGGCGAGAACGGCCCCTGGCATTGCAGATAGAGGCCCATCAGGCTTTGCAGCGATTGCGCGCCGAGGCCGCCATATTGCCCGCTCGCCGTGCCGTCGAGGCCGTTGAACGTCAGTTCGAAATTCCAGATCGGGTTGACGTAGAGCGGCGAGCGCACTTCGCGGCCCGAGACATGCGAGGCCGTCAGGGTCGCGAAGGTCGGCTTCTTGTGGGTCGCGATGTCCTGGCCCGCGAGCGCGGGGAAAACGGGGACGCTCACGCCACGTCTTTCAACAAATCGCCTTCCCGACCTTGAATTGCTTTTTCAAGGCGACAACGGGCGATGTCGAAATATCTGGGGTCAAGTTCAATTCCAATGAACCCACGGCCCAAGCCGATGGCGGCGACGCCGGTCGTGCCTGAACCCATGAACGGGTCAAGAATTGTTTTCGCAGCTCCAATTTCTTCGATGCAGTAACGCATAAGCGCCACGGGCTTTTGAACGGGATGCACGCGCGTTTTGACCGGGCCGGGTCCGCCGCGCCCGAAGCGTTCTTCGCCTTCCACGCAGCAACCATTCCAAAGCTGGCGATGAACGCGCACGTTGCCGGGCGCGTTGGTCCAGGCGAGGTCGGCGCCCCCAAAACTGAGCCGCGCGGTGTGCTTCTTGTCCCACACGATCCAATGACGGGACGGCGGCAGGCGGTTAGCGAAATGCTGCGCGCCCCAGAACAGACAGACGGGTGCGGCCTCAAGCCACGGTTGCGGATCGAAGGGCTCGTCCTCGCCCAGGATGGGCGCGCTTTGCGACGACGGGGGCGTCTTGCCGGTGAGCCCGTGAGGCAAAGTGCGCTTGCAACTGCGAACGCCGCCGGAATGCCGATACGAGATGCCATAGGGCGGGTCGGTGACAACGGCGTCGAACGCGCCGAGCCGCAATCGAATCTCGCGGCAATCGCCCAACCAAATTTCAACGCCCTCGGCCAAAACTTCGCGGCGCGGTTCCATCAGAACCTCACGTTGCTCAGTTTCACGCTGCCCCATTTCCAGAGCAGCGCCATGAAGTTCTCCAAATCCGCCACGTCCTCGCTGAACCGGCACAGCAGCGGCGCGCCGAGCGCCGCGGGCGCGTTCGGCGGCGTGAACCAGAACAGGGCGTCCGCGCCGCACTGCGTCAGATAGAAGCCGGCGATGGTCTGCAGCTCGGCGTGGGCGTCGGCGCGCAGCACGTCATAGGTCAGCTCGAAATCGTAGAGCGCGGCGCTCTGCTGCGGCGAGCGCGTCTCGCGGCCGGAGACGTGGCTGGCGATGCGCGTCGAAAACTTCGGCTTGACGTGCACGCTCCAGCCCAAAGTCGCCAGCGACGGGAAAGTCGGGAAGGTTCCCGGCGTCGGATCGGGCGAGGGCGCGATCGGCGGCGTGACGACGCGGCCGCCGTTGAGCCAATTGCCAGCCGCCCAGCCGCCCGCATCGCCCCAGACGCTCGAAAGCTCCGGAAAGTAAGGGAACGGCCGCGCGTCCCAGTTCCAGGCGCAGCAGAACGTCCATTGCAGCATCGGCACGCCGCCGACCGTGGCGTTGTTGGCCTGCCAGTAATCGTAGAGCGCCGCGAGCGCGAGCGCGGTCAGCGTGTCGTCGCGGCGCGGCGCGAGGCCGCCGCCCGACGCGCTGTCCCAGATCGACCAATAGGGCGTGCCGCTTTCGGTCGAATTCGGCGAATAGAACAGGTTCGGCTGGTTCGTGCCCTTGTCGACGGCCGGGAAGCCGTATTCGAGGAAGATCATGGGCTTCGAATTGGCGACCCATTCCGTCGCCGGCCCCTGCGCGACCCAGCCCGAGCCGGTGTCGTAAAGTGCATAGTGCGGATTGTTCCACCACCAGCGCACCTGCTTCGCGCCCAGGATCTGTTGCCCGGCGGAATAGGCCTGCCGGTTCTGCGCCGCGCGGTCGCCCTCCGGCAGGCTGACGATCAGGCCGGAACCCTTGGGATCGTCGCCGGCGCCGAGATTGTTGGAGTCGGCGTAATACCAGTCGAATTTCTCGCCGCCCTCAATATTCGCTTGCAGATAGGCGGTAGAGTAGATCGTCGGCGCTCCAGAAAGCGCGAAGCCTCTGGTATCCGGGGTCGACGTCGGCCAAGCCGCGGGCGAGGGGCTTTGCCAGTTCGCCGCGTCCAGTCCCCCCGTTCCCGTCGTCCAATCGCTGAGCGGCAGGTAATTGTCGAAGCTCACGAAGTCGATCGCGCTCGACGCCCACAGCGAGTCCAGATGCGGCCATGGCCCGTTCTCTCCGGGATGCTGGAAGCCGTTGTAGGACGACCAGTCGGCGGAATAGGTGACGTAATTGCTGGGGCTCGACGTCGAGCGCGTCAATCCCGCCGCGTCGAACACGCCGCGCACGTCGCTCGCGAGCTGCGCGAGGCCGGCGACGAAGGGATAATCCCAGACCGCCTTGCCCGCGCCATCAGTGGTTCCGGCCTTGGTCCAGGCCGGGCCGCGAATCGTCTCCAGCCCGCGCAATTCCGAGCCGATGACGAACAGGTCGACGCCGCCCGCCACCACGCACAGGTTGGCGTAATGCAGGATCATGCGCCGATAGGTCCAATCGGTCGAGGACCCGGAATAGCCGACCGTCAGGTTGACCGTATCGCGCGTGAATTGCGCGGCGGACGCCGTCCCCAGGAAGGCGCCGACCGCCGCCGTCGCCGCGCTCGAAACGTCAGGCGAATAGGTGATGCGCCCGCGCCACGGCTCGCCCGACGCCGTGCTCAGCAGGAACGGATAGAACACGCACCTGAGGCCGCGCCCCTTGATGTCCTGCAGGCAGCGCACGATCGAGGAATCGCTCGGCGTGCCGCCGTAGATGAATTTGCCGCCCGACGTCGGCAGCGCGATGAGCCCGGAACTCGCTTCCGTCAGGCCCGAGCAGCGCCAATGGTCGACGCCGCCGGCCGCGCGCTGAAACTGCCCGCCGATATAGGTCGTCGAGGGATAGACGTTGCAGGCCCCCGCCGTCGTCCCGTCGAAGAACCAAGCGCAGACCACCGCGACGGTCGTGCATTCGGGATGCGCGACCTGCAACTGATCGAGCGCGATCGTGCAATCCGTGGTGACGCCGCCGCCGGCGTAGGTATTGATCGCGGTCAACGCCGGTTCGGTCGCGCGCCGGCCGAGCATCGCGACCGTGTCGTAGGTGAACTCGCCGGTGGCGGGCAGCAGATGCACGCCGCCGAGCGGAAGGGTATTTGTCGAGCCGCTCGCCTGAAGCAGCGAGGCGAGCGTCAGCAGCATGGCGCGCCCTCATGCGGGCGCGATGCGCCGCAGCCCCAGATGCGCGCCATGGCGCACCGCGTCGTCGACGGCCTTCATCATCTCGCGTCCATTGCCGCGGAACCATTGCCCGACGCTCGCGCCATCGATGGCGTTGACGTGGAAATGCGTGGTCGGCGCGATCGACACGCCCTGCCCCGCGCCCCCGCCGCCGGAAAGGGTGGTCAGCAGCGAGCGGAACGCGCCGGCCTCGGGCGCCGGCATGATGAGTTCGTTCTTGTGGATCATCGCGACCTGGTCGCCCGGGACGCTCCACATGCCGATGTCGGCCGAGGCGATGGCGCCGCCGGCGGCGAGCACGGCGCTCGACGCGCCGGCGGCCGGCGCCGCAGCGGCCGGCCCCATGACGGGCGCGAGAAAGGCGAACACGCCGCCGAACACGCTGGCCGCGTCGGCGCTCAGCGTCTTCAGCGCCTGCCCGACCCAGGCGAAGCCGCCGGCGGCCGCCGCCGACTGATCGCTCGCCGCCTTGACCGCGTTGCCGGTGACATGCGCGGAGACGCTGGCGGCCTGCATGATCTCGTCCTGCGCGTAGCGCTCGGCGGCCTTGAGGCTCCAGTTGACGAAGAACTTGATGACGTCCTCGGTCAGCGTCGCCAGAACGTTCTTGAACGCCTGCGCCCAACTCGTCGTGCCGCGCAAAAGCCCGTCGATCTGGCCGTCGACCGCGCCGTTGATCGTGTTGAAGGCGGCGTCCCATTGCTTCTGCGTCGCCTCGGCCGCCTTGTTCTGGTCGTCCTCGATCTTCGCGGCGATCTGCTTGAGCTCGCGCGCCTCGCGGTTGGCGAGCTCGACCTTCTGGCTCGATGTCAGCGCGGCGGAGGCGAGCGCCTTCTCCGCGGCGTCCTGGATCGCGTCCTGCTCCGTGTCGAGCGCGGCGAGCGAGGCGTCGAGCCATATGTCCGACGTGATGACCTTGCGCTGCAGCAGCCCGTCGAGCGTCTTTTCCTGGTCCTGCGCGGCGTCCTGCGCGGCGACGACCTCGGCCTCGTAATCGGCGCGCACCTGGCGCGAGGCCTCCTGCGCCGCCTCGCGGCCGCCCCCGGCGAGATTGAGGTCGGGGACCTGAGGTTTCTGCGCCGCCTCGCCGCCCCCGGCCGGCTTGCCGTCGTGAAGGCCGCCGGGCTCGCCCAGCGCGTCCTTAAGCTTGGCCGCCCACTCGTCGGTCTCCTTGCGCGCCTGCGAGACCGCGAGGCCCGCCTTCAGCGCATTCTCGCCGATGATGTCGAACATGTCGCGGCCGAAGGCGCCGGGGTCGATCTTGCCATAGGCCGCGTCGCCGTCGACGCGGCGGCCGCGCGCTGGCGCCCGCGGCGGCGCTTCGTCTTCCGGCCCCGCGTCGCCCAGAAAGCCTTCCGAATTTATGAGGCCGAGCCAGGCCTGCGCGGCATAGTTGATCTTGTCGCCGAGCGACTGGAAACGCGAGACCAGCCCGTTCATGACGATGTCGACGCGGGCGGAGAAGGCCTCGAAATCCTGCACGACGGCGTTGAGCCGCTCGAAGCCGACGACCGCGCCGTTGCGGATCGACGCGCCGAGGCCGATCATGCTCTCGGCGAAAGCGCGGATGTCGGCCTTGGTGATGCTCTCGACGGCGCGGTTGATCGAGACGACGAAGGCGTCGATCGCCGGGTTGACGGCGGCGAAGATCTTCTCGCTCAGGCCCTGCCAGGCGAGCGACATTTCCGAGATGTGCTCGCGCGTGCGCGCCATGGCCTCGACGAGATCGCCCGACATGACGACGCCGGTGCGCTCGGTGACCTGCTGCAGCTCCTCGATGCCCTCGCGGCCCTTGTCGAGGAAGGGGATCATGTCGGCGCCGGCGCGGCCGAGCAGCGCGATCGCCGCCGCGGTCTTGTTCGGCCCGTCGCCGAAGTGCGAGAAGGCCTGCGCGATGGTCTCGATCTGCGCGTCGAGCGTCTGGCCGCGCAGGCTGGCCGCGTTGAGGCCGAGCACGCGCAGGGCCTCGCCGGCCGGCGACGCGCGCTCGCCGACGCGGCTCAGCGACAATTGCAGTCGTTCGAGCTGCTGCGCGAGTTCGGAATAATCCGTGCCGGCGAGTTTCGCGACGCCTTGCAGGGTCTCGACCTTTTCAAGCGACACGCCGAGCTTGGCGCCCTCGCTTTCGACCTGCTCCATCGCCTCTGTCGTTTCGGACGCCCAATCCGCGATCTTCTCGACCGCGAAGGCGGCGGCGAACACCTCGATCAGCTCGGCGAAATGCTCCTTGACCTCGATGACCGGCGCCAGCATGCCCTTGAGCGAGCCGCTCATGCGCTCCAGCATGCCCGCGCGCTCTTCCTCGCCGCCCTCGGACTTGCCGACGCCGGCGAGTTCGCGCTTCAGCGTCTGCGCATGCTCCTTGGCGTCGCTCAGCTTGCCGCCGAGGTCGATCATCTGCTGGCCGATGTCGCTGTCGAGGCCCGCGCCGGCGGCGACCTGCTCGCGCGCGAGGTCGGCGAGCTCGCGCGTCAGCGATTGCACGGCGACCTTGGCGGACGCGAGCGAGGCCTCCAGCTCGGAGGAATCGCCGCCGAACGTGACGTAGACGTCGCTCATGCTGCTCCCTTGAAAATGCGAAAGGCCCCCGCGGCGGACGGCGGGGGCTCAAGACGTCATCCGCGCAACGGCGCCACGCCCTCGATGCGGCCGCCGGTCGCCGCCATCAAGGCGCGCGCGGCGTCGGCGTCCATGCGCTGCGGCGGCTCTTCGGCCTCGCCGCCATAGCCGAGGAAGCGGGCGAGCAGCCAATGCACCGGGGGGCGGCGCCGCCATTCTTCGCAGAGCGCCGCGAAGCGCTCGCAATCCATCTGGTCGAGCGTCTCGTCCCAGGTCCAGCCCATCTGGGCGGCGACGAAGGCGACGCGCTCGTCCCAGTTCACGCTTTTGGGTCGGCGGCCTCCCCCCTGGCTTTCAGTTCGAGGCCGCAAGCCTGCAGCACCGGCGCGACGGCCGCCGCCATCTCCAGCGTGGTCGCCGGCAGGTCGGCGAGCGCCTCCTCGGTCATCGCCCTGCCCTGCGGCGACAGGCGGACGGCCGCGAACACCAGCCCGGCGAGGCCGTCGAGATCGCCCTCGGACAGGTTGAGCGCGCCCTGCGCCGACACGTCGTGCGCGCCGACCCAGGCGAGCAACTCCGGCTGCAGCTTCTTGGTGAGGCGCCAGGGCAAAGCCGGCACGTCGAAAGTCAGGCCGCCCAGTGTGATCGGGTAGCTCATCAGCTCACCTCGGCGAAGTCGAAGTTCATCACCTGGCTGGCGGCGTTGGCGAAGACGTCGAAGGAGATCTCCGGCATGATAAAGTCCTCGAGCTTCGAGGCCATGGTCAGGTCGGAAGCGACGCACGCGAACAGCCGCACCGCGAAGGGCTTGGCGGCGGGCTGGTTGAGGTTGGTCCAGTAATCGAGCTGGAATGTCGGATTCGTGCCGATCAATTGGTTGGTGACGTTGAGCTGCTGGCCCGACGCGCTGGAGAAGTTGGAGTAGTTGAAGTTCAGCGCGACCTCGTCGGCCGCGTTGATCGTGTAGGCGCCGGTGGACTGCACGACCGAATAGGTCCCCGCCGCGCTCACCGTCGCGACGCGCTGCAGCGGAATGCCGGTCGCGGCGTAGGTGACGCCGAGGTCGACGATGCCGCCGGTGGCATGGGTGACGGCCTGCGTCGTGCCCGAGGGCGTATGCACCTCGTTGAAATAGTAATTGTCGTAGCCCGCGGTGAAGGAAGCGCCGAAGAACGTCGCGTTCCAGGCGAGCCCGCTCAGCGCCGCGGCCTTGATCTTGCCGGTGGCGCCGACCGTGCCGCGCGCGGCGACCAGCGGAAATTGATTCTGCCCGTAGAGCTTCTTGGTGTTGCCCTTGACGGCCAGCGAGAGCTCCTGCGCGTAGCCGATATTGACGGCGAGCGGCGTGGTCGTGTCGGTGCGCGTGACGATGCACACGCCCGGCCCGTAGGCGTAGACGGCCATGGGATGGCTCCTGTTTGGGTTTAAGTCTTGCCGCGCACGCCGGCCCAGGGCGCGCGCGGCGCGACTGGATCGCTTCGCTCGCGACGACGGCGGGGCTTACGGAAGGATGATCTCGATGGGCGCGATGGCCAGCGCCTTGCCGGTGATTTCGGCGGGCGCGCGACGGGGCTCGCCGTTGAGATAGGCGGCGTAGACGAGGCCGCCGAGCGTGCAGGCGTTGCGGACGGCGTCGTCGGGCGCCAGCGCCGCTTCGAGCGCTTCCATCGCGCCGTTGAGGCCGGTCTCGGGGATGACGTTTAGGTCGGGACCGGCGTCGTTGTAGAGGAAGGCCGAGACCAACAAGGTGCGGATCGGCGGTTTCGCGGGCGTTTCGCGGCGGATGCGCTCGCCGCTGACGACGAGGAAACAGGCGGGGCTCAGCGCCGGCGTGATCGCCGTCGGATCGCGCGCGCGCCGCCCGGTGGCGACGAAATAGTTTTGCGCCTTGACGGCGCTCAGAAGCGCAACGAGAGCCTGTTCGCGGGTCGCCATCAATCCCCTCGCGCGGCGCGTTCGGCGGCGGCCTCGATCTCGGCCTTGCGCGCCTCGAAGGCGGGATGGATCGCCGGATAGGCCTGAACGCCGGTCGAATGGCGGTGGACGTATTCGCGGTACAACGTGCCGACGTCGCCCTCGAAGGCCATGACGTCGCCGACATGCTTGACGGCGATGAGGATGTCCGAGATCGTGAAGCCGAACTCCAGCAGATGGGCGAGCTGGTTGTCGTTGCGAATCCAGCCCACCACGCCGCTTGGCGTTTTCTTCACCCCGCCGGAGAACGCGCCGAGGTAGAGGCCGGGCTTGGCGCCGACGGAATGAAAATGCGCGACGGCGCGGGCGCGGGCGTCGGCGAGCATCGCCTGCTCGACCGGCCGCAGCTCCTCGGCGAAGCGCTCCATCACCCTGTCGCTCGCGCCTTCGAGATTGGCGAAGGCGCCGCTGTCGTCGACCTCGAACGAGATTTCCATCACGAAACTCCCGTCACCGTCAGTTCGACCGCGCCGGCGATCCGGCGCTTGTAGGGATCGACGAGCAGCACATTGAGCACCTCGCCGGAATCGGGCAGCACGACCTGGTCGGCGCGCTGCACGGGCACGGGAAAGCCGGCGGCGGCGAGATCGTCGGAGAGCAGGATCACCATGCGGTCGCCCTGCTCGATCGCGCCCATCGCGGGCGCGCTGAGGCCCGCCTGCGCGGTCTGCGTCCCATCGGGCTTGATGTTGCGCACCGCCGCCGTCACGGTCGCGCTCGCCACCACCGTGACGTTGGGCGCGTAGCCGGAGACGCGCTGGATGGTCACCGGGACGCCGGCGACGGCGAGGGCTTCGCGATAGGCGGCGACGGCGGAGGGGTCGGACATGGGTCAGCGCCTTCGGAGCGACGGGCGGGCGCAGGCCTCTGGCGTCACGCCGTCACCGGCACGCGATAGCGGTCGAGCTTGGCCTGGATCGTGGGCGGCATGTCGGTGTCGGCGCCGGGGCCGGCGCCGAACCAATATTGCGTCTGCATCACGCCCTCGACGTTGCGCTCGCGGATCGCCGGGTCGCGGCTCATCGCGTAGAAGCGCGCCTTGACCATCTCGCTGACCGCCTCGCCGATGTCGGCGGGCACGCTGGCGTAGCCGGCGGAATAGGTGACGACGAGCGGATCGGCGTTCCAGGCGCGCGGGCGGCCATAGGAATCGAGCCGCGTCAGCCGGCCGTAGTCGGGATCGGCGATATAGTCGGTCCCCGCGACGAGCGTCGTCGCGGTTCCCGCGATCGTCTCGACGACGCTGGAGACCGAGATCAGCGGCCAGCGCTTGAGCTGCAGCGAAGGCGCGCGCGAGGTCAGGCCGCCGAGCCGCGAATCGCGCCACGGCCAGATCTGGTCGACGCGCGTCTCGGCGACGATGGGATCGTTCATGTAGCGCGCGGCGGCCGCCGAGGCGTCGAGGATGAACTGGCCGAGCACCGAGTTCCAGGTCGGCGCGGAAATGCCGAGCCGCAGCTTGACGGTCGCCAGATCGGCAAGCGCGTAAGACGCCGGCGCGGTCTGAACCGTCGAGATATAGGCGTCGGGGCGGATCACGGGCCGATGACGACGATCAGGGAGCCCTGCGCGTTCGCCCCGGCGCCGGAGACGGTCGGAGTCACGGCCGCGTAGCCTTCGCAGAATTGCTGGAACGAGCCGACGGCGGCGGCGGCGTAGGAATTGTAGCCCGAATTGACCGTGGCGCCGGCGGCGGCGAGAAGGTCGGCCGAATCGGGATCGAGCAGCTTGATCGCGTAGCCGGTGGTCGGCGTCGGCGTGCCCTGCACGAACTTGACGCTCCAGACGCGGCCGCGCTTCAGGTCGAAGGTCGAGCCGTTGACGTTTCCGCTGGCGTCGGCGGTCCAGGCGATGGCGTATTTGGTGAGCGCGCCGCCGAGGTCGCTTTTGACGACGTTGATCGAACCAGCCATGGCGGGGTCTCAGAGGTTGCGGGACGGGCGCGCGACATGCGGTCGCGCCGGCCGGGGATCACGAAGGGAACGGCAGCCAGGGGCCGTCCTGCGAGAAGGTCACGTAGACCTGGCCGTCGAAGGTCTTGGCGCCGAACACCGCGCCGCGCCGCCCGGAGGCTTCGACCTGCGACCCGAGATCGGGCAGGACCGGATCGGGCGCGGCCGGGTCGGCCTCGGGGACGGCGGGGTCGGAAACGGCGGATTCGGGGGGCGTAGCGGCGTCTGTCATGGGGCTCTCGTCAGCGGTTCGCGGCAAGGTCGATCTTGTCGAGGTTGAGCGTCGCCACGCCCGCGCCGCTCGCTTTGTAGACGGTGGCGAAGGGCTGCAGCACGGCGTTGGCGGCGCTGGAGGGGTTCCAGGCGACCGAGCCGGAGGCGTTGACGCGATTGCCGTCGACCAGGAACACGATGTCCGCGAGGTTCGAGAAATCGATGCGGTAGACGTGGAACAAGGTCGTGTCGGTGGTGATCGCCGAACCGCCGATCGGCGCGGCGGTGAGGCTCGCCGTATTCCCGGCGCCGTCCTTCGAGATCAGGGTCAGGCCGGCCGAGGCGTTCCAGTAGAACCCGGCGTAGCGGGCGAGCGCCGTCGGGCCGCCGACCCAGGCCGAGCCGACGCCGATGAACGCGCTGGCGACGCCGGTCGGGACGACCGCGAGCTGCGCGTTCCATTCGACCTGCGCGCTTTTGATCGTGTTGAAGCACAGCGAGTCGTTGAAATAGAGGCTCGCCTCCTCGGCTTCCGAGGTCGCGGCGAGCGCGCATTGCATCTGGCCGCCGGCGCCGTTGGAGACAACGGCGACGCCGGTGGGCGATCCCACGATCTTCTTGACCCAGGGATAGCCGACCGCGGGCGAGCCGGCCGCCGGCACGCCGGCCTGATGGCCGGCGCCGACGAAATCGTCGCCGAACTGGAAGGGATGGGCGAAGGCCGTGGTTTCGAGCGTGTTGCCGTCGAATTCGACCTGCACGCCGCCGCGGTATTCGGCGCGGGTGATGGCGAGAGTGGACATGGCTGGTGCGCCTCCGGCGCGACGGCGCGCGCAACGGCGCGGCCTTTGGATGAGAGCGCGGGCAAAGCCCGTCGAAGACGGGCGTCCGACGGGACGTTCTGGTTGCGCCCGGACCGGGCGGGCGCGGCGACGGATAAAAGGCGACGGCCGGTTTCGAGCCGGCGTTTCCCGGACCATAGCTTTCGCGTAGCCGTAGCCCCGGCGTGCGAGACGCGTCTCGCGGGAGTCGAACCCGGGCAGCCGAGAACCGGCGAAACCAGCCGGCGTCGCAAGAGGTCACGCGGCGCGTCTCCGCGCGGCGTGGATGGCCGGGACAGGCCCGGCCATGATGGCCAACTTAGTTGGCGTAGGTCGAAATAACGTCCTGGCCCTGATAGCGCTGCCAGACCACGAGATGCGACTCGGTGATGTTGGCGGCGTTGGAGGCGGAGGTGGTGATCGCGATCGTCTTGAAGCCGTTGGCTTCGTCGAGCGCGACCTCCGGCGTGATCTCGAAGATCACGAACTTGTCGGCGAGCGTCGCGTCCGTCTGGAACGAGGCGGCGGCGGTCTGGGAGACCAGCTTGTCGGAGGTCGCGATCGCGTTGACGAGCCAGATCGGCACGGCGTTGATCGCCTTGGCGTTGGTTCCGGAGACGTCCTGCGCCTGCGTCGGCGTGAACGTCACCTGCGCGGCGTTGCCCTGGTTGACGCGGCAGACCAGCCACGCCTTCTGCGCGCCCTTCAGCGTGCGGAACGAGGACGTGCGGCCGCCGGCGTCGGCGGCCGGCGCGAGCAGGCCGACGGGCGGGAAGCTGTAGGGAAGCGAATACTGGCGGGCCATTTTTGTTGCGCCTCCGGCGCGACGGCCGCGAAACATCGCGGCCTTTGGGTAAGAGCGCGGGAACGCCGCGCCCGGAACGGGCGGCGCGGCGGTGAAGTCGAGACGGGGGGCCGCGGCGGCCCGCGCCGTGCTCTACGGCTACGGGCGCGGCGCGCCCGCGCTATCGTGCAGAAGGGCGCGCTGTCGCGCGCCCGTCAGCGCGCGGCTAGCGCGATGAAGGGAGACCTCGTATTGCTGCCCTTGAACGGGGTGATGGGGCTCTTCCACATCGGCTGACCGTCGGTGCGGTAGGTGATGCGGAACACCATTTCGTCGGTCAGGAAGGCGATGTGCATCGAGGTCGCCGCCTGCACGCCGCCCTTGTCGACCAGCGTGTACTGGCTGAGGTCCATCAGCGCGATGTCGCCGACCGAGCCGAGCGCGGCGCAATATTCCGTCTCGATGACCGGGCGGCCGAGCAAAGTCGCATAGGGCGCCATGTTGTAGCCGCCGGGCGGCAGGTAGACCGGCGCGCCGCCGGTGCCGACGACCTGCGCCATGCCCATGAGCTGGGGCAGGCAGTCCTGGTTGATCAGCCACACCGAATTCTTGCGGCTGCGCGACCACAGGCGCGACCAGGCGCCGTCGACGTTCTCCTTGACGATCGTCTGCGTGGCCTGGCCGTTCTGCTTGGCGACCTGGATCAGCGCGGGCGAGTTAAGCACGCCGAGCGGCTGGCCGGCGCCAGAGCCCTCGTAGATCGCGTCCTCGGTCATGAACATGATTTCCTCGGCGAAGGCCTGGCCGAGGATGGCGGTGAGCGCGGTCGAATCCTGCAGGAGCTCGTCCGTCATGTAAGCGATCGAGAACAGCTTATTCAGATCGAACTCGACGCGGCGGAACTTCGGCTTGGTCGGCGTGACCGCCGTGCCCTCGCCGACCCAGTAGGACTGCACGCCGCCCCAGCGCGATCCGGTGGCGCGGCTGGTTTCGTCGACCGCGTTGATCTTCAGCCCGTTGGAGGCGGCCGAGATCGGGATCTTGTTCACGCGGCTGAGGATCTCGCCCATGTCGTGGGCGAGCATGAAAATCGCCTCCTGGAAGTCGACCTGGGCGAGGAAGCCGCCGCCGGAGGGATCGACCTCGGAGGCGCCGGTCGGCGCGCGCACGAGCCGCGCGTCGGGCTGACCGCCCGAGCGCATCGACAGCGCGGAGCGGGCGATCGCCTGGAGCTGCTCGCCGAAGGAGCGGAACTTGAAGGCGTCGCGCGGCTGGCCGCCAGAGACCAGCGTGGCGCGGGCCGCGCGCTGGTAGGATTCGAACTGGCGCGACATCGCCGGCGAGTAGTCGCGCGGGCTGAAGCCGGCGAAATCCTCGGCGTGGGAGCGCGCGTGCAGGCCGAAGCGCTCGGCCGGAGGGGTGGCGAAGACGGGGTCGGCCGCCACATCGGGGTCGGCCGAGCCGGCCGGCCGGGCGAGGCCGGCGGCGACGGCCTGCGCGCGTTCGGCGCGCGCGATCTGGCCTTCGAGGGCCTCGATCTCCTTGAGCTTGGCGTCGAACGCTTCGGGCGCGTCCGTCAGCTTCTGAAGTTCGTCGGACGCGGCGCCGAGGTTGCGGCGCAGCTCGGCGATGCCGGGCATAGGGGGCTCCATATCTGGAAGGGCGCGCCTCACGGCGGGCCAGGGCCGCTTGCCCAAGGCGGAGTCGGGCGCGCCG